TTATATTCGCTTTAAATAAAATTAAGATGATTAAGATAGCAGATATAGATAAACTTATAAACCAGTTCTATTTAGACTCAGAGAAGGATGGGTTAGCAGTAAGACCTAATGTGGTACTGCTTACAGAAGATCAGTTTGAAGATCTATTAAAAGAAATGGGAGTAGAGGAAGAAGACGATGTTGTAATAGAAAGTATACTAGGATTAGATGTCGTCATAGCAAACGGGATAGAACATCCAAGAGTAATAAGATTATAAAAAAAGGGGCCCTATTAAGAGCCCCTTTTCTTTTGGTTGGTAAACTAAATAACTAAAAACTAAAACTAAATAAACTAAAACTATGATTACATCGCTTGTGGTCCTCCTGTAGCAGCTAAGAAAGCAAGAACTTCTTCTTTTACTTTTAGCTCTACTACGATTGGCTCACTTGTGATTTCAAATTTAGTGATTTTTACTGGAACTTTTTGCTTAGTTGCAGGATCAATTTTATATTGATAGTCTACGGGGTTAAGTTTATCAGCATTACCTTCTAAGACAACGGCTAAACCATTCTCTGTAGGGTAAGTCATAAGAACCTTGTGGATGTTAAAAGAGAAACCTTTCTTAATGATCAATTCCATCTCTTCACCGTTCTCTACTTTTTCTTTTTCTGTGTAATAGAATAACATATTTGTCTTTTTAATTACCAAACGATAGCAATGTCTCGATCACTTACCATGATCTTTTCTTCTCCTTCTACTTCAACTAACTCTGCTGATTGAAGGTACATGATGTTTACATAAACGAAGTCTCCTACTTTTACGTTGGTTACTTCTTCTCCGAGAGCGTATACTTCTAAACGCTTAAGGTTAGCTAACTCTTTCATGTTCAATTCTTCTTCCATCTCTGGTGTAAGCTGAATGAGTCTTTCTTCTCTCTTAGGACGATTGAGTAATACTCTGTGTCCTTTTACTGTGATTGCCATATTGTTTTAATTTGTTTTTGCTTTGATTACATCTAGACCTGCTGCTATTAATAGTTCTAATCCTGTTCTATCTCTATAATCTTCTAGATATACAAATGTAGTGATTCCACTTTGAATAATCAACTTAGCACAATGCACACAGCATGCATGAGTACAGTACATAACGGCTCCTTCTGTACTGATAGGACTCTTGCATGCTTTAGTAATTGCATTGGATTCTGAGTGGAGTACGTATTCAAAGGTTGTATCATTCTCTTCACATACATTTGGAAACCCTGAAGGAGTTCCATTATACCCAAAAGAGATAATGTTTCCGTTCTTTACGATTAAAGATCCTACCTGTAGTCTCTCACAGTAAGATTCTTGAGCGATTCTTACAGCTAAATCTAAGTAAAGTTCAGACTTATCAGTCTTAGGCATGTTATATATGATAGGTATTTTATACATTATTGTTTATTAAAAATTGTTCAGGTGGTATAAATCTACAAAGTTCTTTTGGTATTCTGTAGAAATAATCTTCTCCAGATCTTTCTCTCGTATTAATATATAACCTCTCTAAGTACTCTTTTTTAAAAATCTTATCAGATCTTACAATTAGAGCTGCATATGTTTTACTGCTTATAATTATATAAAAGAACAAATGATCTTTACTAAATTTTTTCTTTCTATCTAAAAAAGAAACAGTAGAATATGGAAAACTATTCATATCAGTAAAAGCGGTATTTTTCATTTCTACTTCAAAGAAGTATCTTTTACCGTCTTTGTAGGCTACAATGTCTATGTTGTAATCTTCTTCCTCCTTTGGCTCAATTGTATAACCATGACTTTCTAAGAAGGAACATGTAAGTTTCCTTCCTAGAGCGTCATATCGGTCATATTGATCTTTTACAAATTTCAAAACTATCTTAAACTGAGTTCAAATCTAAAGATTTCTTTTGGAATATCTACAACTACGTCTTTAAAATTTATATCACGATGTAAAAGAGATTTATAATCTTTGGACATGTCATTAAACCTACCTTGCTTAAACAATTCAATGTCTCTATGATATAAAGAACTAGGTCTAAAGACATACATAACCATGTTATCTACTTCATAATAGTCGTAGAAAGAGTCAAATCCTGTAATTTTAGTTTCAAACATCTCAAAAGCATCTTTGTCTGTAGGCTTAAACAGAAAGAACAGACAGTTATTGTACTTACTTTTATACCCGTAGTCGTCTATGTAAACATTAACTAACCCAAAGTTAGCAAGTAAACGAGCAGCATTAGCCCCTGATGTAAATATCATGGGGCTAAGAAACTTGGTGGTATTGTTTGTAGTATCTGAATACACTTTACACAATTCTAAGTCCGTCATTCCAGTAGTCCTCCATTGTATATGCCCACATATCGTTTTCTGAGTGCCATTTTAAGCGTTGAATTGCTTGGTGGAACCCTTCATACTCCTTACCTAAGTAAGTGCCTCCCATCTTTCCTAAATCCATTAGCTTGTCTGACATCTCATAGATCAAAGGACTACCTGGATACTTCTGACTCTCTACGATAAATCTAAAGTTATGTATAGTCAAGTTCTCTCCGTAGATATTTAGGTCTGTCTGCTTAAGAGCTTCTGTGTAGAAAGCTGCTTGGAAATCATATCTGTGTTTAAGCAACATCTCTACCCAGTAGTTTAAAGAAGTTGTGGTTGTTTTAAGGTCAATAGGATATAGGATGTTGTTTACTGTGTCAACTACCACTAAATCCAAAAGACCCTTACAAGCAATTCCTTCGTATTCAAACTGAAGAGACTGTTGGGTAAATACTTTAAACTGTGAATTCCCTACTACGTACTTAGAAGTAAAGGGACTCATCTTAAGAGTGTTTGCTACGTTCTGAATGGTTGCATACTGAATAGGACTTACTACTTTCTTTCCTTCCCCAGCAATCAAGTCATCATAATAGGCTTTACCCTCTTTCTCGAATCTTTCTCTTACCTTAGCGAGAGTATCACGCTTAAATCCTGCTAATTCGTAGGCTATGTTTTCTGCCATAGTATCATTACGATTAGCAAATAGATGCCATACAAAGTCTCCCATCTGTCCTGTAGGTCTTTCTACAGTACTGAAATAGAATTGCTCCATGAATACATCTTCTCCTTGAGTTAATAATAAATCTACTCCATCACCTATAACTGTTACTTCTGCTGGTTCATCCATGTCAGAATTAGGATCGTAGTTAATATAAAGGTTAGGGTGTAAAAGTATTTTCTTTAGCCTACTCTGGCTTTGTGCTGTGTTGGATAAATAATCCTCGTCTAAAATCATTGCTTCGTAAATTTAATAGTTAGTGTAAACCATAAGAACCCTAAATGAATACTAAACCTCTCTCTAGAGTTAGTGCGACTAAAAGTTAATATGGGTAAAGGATAGAAGAACCAATAAGGATAATTCCTTTGGCCTTTGGTTAGTTTGGAAAAGTTACTTACTTGAATCTTCATGGGTCAAATCATTAAACTCAGGCTTCTCTCTTAAGATATAGGCAATAAACATAGCATTACATTGTATGTGTCCTATATGGTGGATAAGAGATTCTTTGTCATGAGACTCTCCTGATAACAAACTAAAAGTATGTCTCAACATACTCTCTAATACTTCGCTAGCTGGCATTCCTTTCTTCCAATTATCTTTAGCGTATTTCTTAGCTCCGAACTCTAGTACTTCTACCATAGGTTCTAAAGACTTAAAATCTACTAAAGACCACTGAGCCTTACCTTTGTTGTATCGTAGTGCTTGACTACCCTCATTATAGTCTTCCATAGCAGGAAAATCGTTAGCCATAGTTAACGTTTTAAAGCACCTGTAGTAGTTTTAGAAATAGGATAAGCAGGAACTACTGTAAGAATAACTCTTCCAAATTTCATAGGAAGAACATTAGTTACAATAGACATTACTTCATTACAGTTTACTATAGTTCCTAATTGGATAGTTTGACTGTACTCATCTCCATAATAGGTGACCATGTTTTCTCCATAAGCGTAGGAGTGTGCGACATCAGGGGAGCCAACAGCTTCCACTTTGTCTGATTCTGTGCGGGGTTCTATAATATATAACATAATTTTTAGTCTAGTTCTGGTACTTCCACTCCCAGGATTTCTCTTGCAAATAAGATCACATCTTGTATAAACTTATGTACTTCGTCTTTCTTACCGTTAGATAAAGAGAGAGGAGTTTTAATAAACTGTCCTTGGAACATAGTCTCTTCGTAGAAGTACTTGTCTTTAAGGAATGTTACTACGTCCTCTTTGCTATATACTTCCCCTGTAAGCGACTCAAAGCCTGCTTTTACTATAGGTACTAGGGTACTATAGAAATAAGCTAACTGAGGGTTTGTTTTCTTAGAATCTATTCTAGTAATACAAACTTCTACATCTATACTCGGATCTTGTTTCATAAGTTCTTTAAAGTATGATTGCATTAACTCTTTATCTCCCTTAAGATAAACGTTACCATCTATATTAAGGGAAAGAGTTGCAGGTATGTAAACTCTATTTATCATTAGTTCTCTTTTCTATTTCTTCCAAAAGCAAAAATGCCAACTCTTCGTCTTCTTCTATCTGGTTACTTACGTTTCTCTTCTGCAAATATCCGTCTAAAATTTTAATAAAGTAAGCATTTTTTGCTTTTGCTTCGTTAATTGCTTTCCGTAAATCGTCATTAACAAACTCACGGATAAACTGATACTGTGTGTTAACTGCTCTAGCAAGAAGATAAGTTCTTCTTACTTCTTTTAATTGTTCATCTGTCATGTTACTTCTTCCAATACGGAGCAATACAGGGATCTGCTTTGAGAGGGACTCTCTTACAAAACTTAGCACCTGCATCTACCATTGCTTTTTCTAATTGTGCAGCAGCCTGTTGCGCAATTTCCTCAGGTGTTTCTATTAATATCTCATCGTGTATTATATTGACTATCAATACTTTAAACAATAAATTATTAGGTACTAAATACTTAGTCCAAAAATACACACAAGCTAGTTTAGTAATTTCTGCGGATTCACCTTGGATAGGATAGTTCAAAGACATGCGTTCAATGTCTCCACGCTTTCTAAAGAATTGACTTACTTTTTCTTTCATCTCTCTAGCCGTAGGTGTGTTTGCATTCTTCATTTGCTTGTACCTGTCCCAGAAATCTTTGTTCATCTCGTTCTTAAGTTTAGAAAACTCATCGTAGTAATCTACATAAGACTTCTTACCTGTTACGGGTGAGATAAGAACATAGCCATTCTCTACACCAAACTTCTTTGCTTCAGTAAAGTAAGCTGCTAATCCTGGGAAGGCTCTAAAGTATGCATCATAGATAGACTGACCTTGTTCTACATTTAGTCCTAGTTGATCTGCAATACCAATACCTGAGCCACCGTAGTTAATAGCAAAGCCTGCAACTTTAGCTGATTGACGCTTATCCTTGTGTTTCTTTTTGATGTCATTAAGATCCATACCATCTAACTCAGGATACATCTTGCTCGCAATAAAGCTGTGCATGTCACCCAAGTCATTATCATAGAACTTTAAGAGGTTTTTATCTAGACATTTGTTAACTAGTACAATTTGCTCTTGGCCTGTATAGTCACAACCTACTAGAGTGTTTCCTTCTGATGCTACAAAGCAAGATCGAGTTTCTTGGTCTGAGGGAATGTTCTGAAAGTTAAAGTTCTTTACGTCCCCTGATTTACCACCACTAGATAAGCGTCCTGTGTTCATCAACTGCTTAAACTGTGTGTGGATTCTTCCGCTTACTGGATTAATTTGGTCTATCCAGTTCTGTCCGTAAGTCCCTATGTCTTTTTGAGCTCCTTTAAACTTTAAATAAGTCTCAATAATGGGGTATTTTGAGCTGTATTTTACTAGATGGTTAGCTTCAATGGTGTCTTTAGTCTTTCCTTTCTCTACTACTTTAGTGTTTACACCTAGTGCCTGAAAGAACTCCACAACTTGTGAAGGTGAGTTCCAATTTACATTAACCTTAGTCGAAGAAGAGAAGAGGTCAAGTTGAGAGTCGATAAACTTTTCCATCTTATTATCTAGGATAAATTGGTTTAACTGTGCTTCAGCTTCATCTGCTATGGCTTGTACTTTGTTTATCTTAGCTGTCCATTGCTCTACGTCTAGTTTCATTCCTGAATACTCGATGTAGGCTAGTACTAATACAAACTTATTGTCCAAATCAATGGACACTGAGGTACCATCTGCTAGCTGTAAGAATTCTTGTTTGTCCTTTAATTCGTGTAGATACTTTACGTCATACGCAGAGTACTTTACGAAACCTTCAGTAAGTCTACCTGTAATATTTAGTCGCTCTTCTTTGCTTAGTATGACTCCACAATGACGTAGTACACAAGCAGCAAGTGAGCATCTATGGCTTTCTATACCTAGGCGAGATGTTTTTTCTCCTAAGAAGGTATCGTATACCTTTGTTGGAATTACCCTATAATGATAAAGGAATCTTAGGTCAAACTTTAAGTTATGACCAATAAGACCCTTAGTCTCTAATAACTCTTTGTATTCGTTGATGTCAATCGTAGTTAAGTCTATTACGTATTGAACATCATTATCTCCTAACTGAAGAGTATACAGTTTAGTAGTGTAAGGATCGAAACCTGAGGTCTCTGTGTCCAAACCTATCCACTCTAACTTGTTTAAGTATTCGAGGGACTCTTGTACTGTAGTAAGGGTAATGTCGGGTAAGGAGATATCTTGTTTGGTAACTAGATATATCATTTTAAAATGGGTCCTACTATCTTGTTATAATCATTTAAAGCCTGTTTAAGCTTTTCATACTTCTGCTCTTGTGAGTAGTTGCCTTGTTCAATATCGGTAAGGCAGGTTCTGTACACATCGTAGATAAGCTTTCTATCGTGGTTACTTAACTTAAGAATCTTATTCGAAAGTTGTAGCATGTCTTCTGTGGTATCTTCTCCCCATATCTTGTTTAGGGATTTACCTAAGTTCCATACGTGATGAGGGGTATAAAGATTGCACTTAGGACAAGCTGGTAATAAGTTAGTTAAGTGATAACGAGTAGATACTTTAGTTCTACCTACAAAGTGAGCACACTGAAGTCCTTTAGGATCTAGAGTAATTTCACAAGCATGGCACTTATTGATGTGTGCACCTCTTACTAACCATGATGTTATTTGATCTAACTTGGTTTGAGTAATAGTTTCTTGTTTGATCTTACGTTTGATTTCTTTGCGGACTTTTTGCTTAGCTTTCTTTTCTTTTACTACACATCCTGCACAAAGTCTTTTAGTCTTGTTGGCGATAGCTTTTACTTTACCGCACTCAGAGCAAGGCTTCTGCAAGTCTCTTTCTTCGGGATTTCCTTTTACAGGAACTTTCTTGATTGTTCTCTTTAACATGGTGTACAAATATAACTAAAAGAAAAGGGGATCTGTTGACCCCCTAATCTTTTTTGGCATGCAAGAGAATTACAAAGTTAACCTAGCTTCGTGTATAGGAGTGTAAGTTTCAGAAATTAATTCTAAGCCTCTGTTGTTGATGTTGTAAGCTGTTCCGTGGATCAAAGACTCACGCTTATGCTCCAAACTCTTGTGTCCCATCATATAGTTAGTGAAACGAGTAGTAGCATTAAACAAAGCATAAGCTGTATTACCATGAGTGTTATACTCAGTAGCAATAGCTTGTTTGAAATCTAAGATACGATTCTTAGTACGAGAAGCTTCCCCATCACCTCCGATAATACCTAAGATAAAATCCTCTGTAACTACTTCAGGAATGTTAATTTTACTCAATTCGATTAACTTCTCAACAAATTGCTCCTCTTGAGTAAGAGAGTTTTGTAGTTGAGAGATGATAATAGCTAATCTTCCGTGAGAGTTCTTAGTGTGTCTTACCCTCTGAGACTCTCTTAGAGCCATGTAAAACGTGTTAGCACATACAACTGTCACATTGGTTGCTCCGAAGCCAATAGGAGCACTACCATCGTGTGAAGTAAGGGCTGTAAGAAACCTCTTATTGTCAGATCCACCGATAGTAACATCAGTTAGAGGGAATTGATAGTATACTTTCTGGCCGTCTCCTAAGAAACCACCTCTTTCTCCTGAGATATTAACCCTAGCAGCAGCTTCTAAAAGCATGTCTAAGATTTCTTCATTCTGTGTAGGAACATATTTAGATCCTACAATACCTAAACACTTGTTAGTATCTCCTCTGAAGATACCAAAAGCAGGAGTAGGTTCTCCGTTAGGACCTACTAGTTCACGTTTGTCTACTGTCCAGTTAGTCCTGGAGGTTTCTAATAATTGTTGTTTGTTCATAAGGCTGGTCTTTTAAATGTTTCAATAAAGTTTTGTAGTTCTTCTAGTTCTTTAATTCTACCTTGTACTTCACAATAGTCGTACTCGGTACTTTGTTCCATTAGTTTGGTTTGTTTTACTCTTTCAGTAAAGTGTTCTATTAATTTAGATTTAAATTCTAAATGACTTAATGTCTCGAAATCTTGCCAATTCATATTTTTTATTTTAAGTTTTGTAGCCAGTCTATATCATCACGATTACTGGCCATTAATATTTCGTTTATTCTTTTAAAGTGGTTACATTCCCACTTACCTCCAGCGTATAGAGCGGCTGCAGGATGAGATGCTACTAATACGTGATGAAATTTATCATCAATCAGGTGAGCAAACTTTAAAGCGTCTTTACCCCAGAAACAAAAAATAAGTCCTGTGGTGCTTTCGTTTAAAGTTTTGAATACAGCTTCTGTAAATTGAGTCCAATGAGCTAGATGAGAACCTGACTTACCTTCTTCGATAGTTAAAGCTGCGTTAATTAAGAGAACTCCTTGCTTAGCCCATGCTTCTAGGTCCATGTCAATAGGAAATGATAGTTCGTCTGGATAAATATCTTCTTTAATCTTGTTATACATAACCCTTAAAGAAGGAGGAACTTGATCTTTATTTCTAGGACTGAAAGCTAAGCCATGTGCTGTAGGTTCTCCTTTGTATCTACCTGGATACGGATCCATACCTAAGATAACCACTCTTACTTTCTGAAAAGGGGTTAAATTAAAAGCCTTGAAGACTTCATCTTTGTAAGGAAGAATAGACTTAGTTTGTCTTTCCTTAGCAATGAAGCCCCCAAGGCTCTTAAAATATGGACTTTCTATTGTATCTCTTAGGTGTAAATACCAATCATCTGGAATATTTACTAATTTTTTCATTAATCTCTTTTCTACGTTTACGTCTTCTGCTACTATCTAAAGTTTCTACAATAACATTAGCTCTAATCTCTGTATTCATCATACCAGGAAAAACATCATCTACCATGTTAAGGATTTGATTATATCTTACCTTATAGCTGTTCATTACATCGTAGAAGTCAGTATGTTGCCTAATCGAATGAATGATTGTAGAGTGATCTTTGCCTAGTAAGTTACCTACTTTAGTATATGTGTAGTGAAATTGAATAAGTAAAACAGCAGCAAACTGAAATCTAGCTTCTACATACTCTCTCTTTCTGCTTAGTTTAACAAACTCTTCTACACTGATTCTATTGACGTTACAAACTATCTTTATAATAGTCTGCTCAAAGTCTGTAAACTTAGCTAGATTTACTTTAACCATCTGAGCTTTTTCTTGTGCTAGTTTTTTCTTTCTTGCATACTCTTCAGGATCGATTATATTAATCCTTCTTTGATAGAACTCTTTGTTTTTAGATTTTAAATTTACTGTATTCAATAGACTCTCTTGCATAAGAGGTTCTATTTTGAGTTTTGTGAACACAATTTCTAAAGCTTCTTTTACAATATCTTTAACTCTTGGCATAATTTTATTAATTTATCTTTTCCGTGTTCTTTATAAATGTCACTAATGTCCTTACCTAGACTTGCATGATGGTATAATACAGGTATGTCGTACATCTCAGATATTTTCTGTGAGCCTTCTATACCTGCTCTATCTGCATCAAACCACACATATATGTTATCGAATCTTGCTCTAAGCAATTCATAGGCATTTTCCGATATAGGTGTAGTTTCGCTTCTTACTGCAACTGCATTAACTCCAATAGAGTGTAAGGTCATAACATCTTTAGTACCTTTAGTGATGACTAGAATACTTCCTTTGTGAGGGAGTTGTGTGTATCCTTCTAGCATGCCTCCGAAGAAATTAGTTCTAAACTTTACTCTCTTTTCTGCAAAAGGACGGTATAATTTAAACTTATCTTTCTCTTTGTAGCGATAGCAAGGATCAAAGTCATTGTTAATGTACCAGATGTTATCAGCTATCCAAGCTTTGTCTACTCTTCTTATGTCAAAAAACTTAAGGATACTCGGAGTTACTCCGAACTGTGCCCAATACTCTAAGTCTTTTTGTGTAAAACGAGTAAGTTTAACTTTAATAGATGCTGGCTTTACCTCTGCTGGTTTAACTGTTTTAAGACTGTCGACTTCTATTTTAAGACCTAACCTGTCTTCTAGGCTAAAGTTCTTAAGTTGGAAGTCAGACTCAATCTTATAGAGAATGTCTGGATACTCGTAACCAGTTCTCATTTGAGCTATGTCTATACAGTTGTAGTGGATTTTCTCAGTAGCGTAATCTATAAAATAAAGATTACCACCTTGACTCCACTTAAAGAAGCATGTTGCATGCTTATCAGATCTGAAAGGATTCTTGTACTTGTTTCTAAAGTTAATCTTTTCTCCGAAGTAAAACTCCATGAGTTGTTCTTGACCTAATAACTTGTACAAAGTTTGTACGTTAGGTCTAATTTCTATACTTGTCAGATCCATAAGAAAGGTTTTTAAAAGAAAAAGGGGCTACAAATGTAACCCCTTTTCTTAAAAATGAAACAGTTAGTTAAAATTAAAACAAGCTATCTACGTCATCACTAACAGGAGCAGTAGCTACATCGCTTTTTTCCCATGACATCATATCACTAGCAAAAGGACTTTCTACTTCGTTAGCAGCAGGTGCATTGTTTTCGGTGTATTCTTTGAAGTCAAAGTTTCCGTAAAAACTCTTAAAGCCGTACTCACCAGTAACTTGCTTAGCTACGTAATCAGTGATTTTACTGTTTACGTTTACAAATACTTTAGTACATACATCTTGGTACTTGTCGTCTTTGATTCCTAAGAGAACTTTAACACCCATGTTGGCTTTGTTAAAGTGTGCAAAGAAATCTACCAACTCATTACCTTTACCTTTTGCAATAGAATTCCAAGAATCCAATACAAATGGCTTCTCTTTAGGAGAGATATTACCATAAGCCTTCAATAAAGAGTATACAGTTTCTTCACCACCTTTAGCTTCACGAACACTCTTAAGGTCCATTCTACGAGAAGGATCCAAAGATGCTTGTGCTTCACTCAAAGCAGCCAAGTTCTCAGCCCAAGAAGTTCTAGTAAAGTTGTCAATGAATTGTTTCTTACCTGCTTGAGAGGTACGAGTATCATTGTTTACCCACAAAGAAAACTTACCACGTAAGTCTGTTTTAAAATCAGGATGGTTTACATACCAGAAGTCTAAACGCATTCCGTTTTCACCGTCATAGTTAGGCTCTTTTACTTTGTCTTCGTCAATACCTAGTAAAGCAGCAAGTGCTTTACTGTTAGGGTTAACAGCTACAATTTGAATAGGAGCAAATCCTGTGTACATCTTTTTGCCTGATGAAGGCTCTCTGGTTTCTAATTCGTCAAATTTCATAATAATTTTTTTTTGTTTTTTATTTTGTTTTGGTTACTTCTTCTGTGTAATAGGAGTCAATAGACTGACATACTAAGTTAAGGTCATTAGGGATTAAAGTTTCTGAGAACATATCCATTGGGCTCTTAGCAGGATAGTTGCGGAAACGGTTAGTCACAAAATGATAAGTTGCATTCTCGTCTTTATCTTCACCTACGTGAGTATAAAGTGCGATTGTAAACAATCCTTCGAGAACAATCTGGTTGTCTAACGCTTTACCGATAGTCTTAATCTTCTGACCTACGATATGTCCATCATCCTCAATTGTTTCGCTATGAGTGATGTAGAATACTTTAAGGTCATTACGAAGCTTACGAGCAGTAGTAAGCATGTTAGTTACGTCTTTAGCCAAGTTAACAAACTTACCAAAGCCTACTTCGTTAGCTTTCTTCATCATAAGAAATGACATAGAGTAGATAGCATCATCCATTACGATAGTCTTAATGTGTAATGCTTTCTCGCTAATCTGTTGTAACAAGGTAGTGATTTGGTTGATGTCGTCTACTTCCATGTAATTTTTAGATTCTAGGTTGTAGAGTTTCTCAGCTCCTTTGAAAGGCAATTCTTTCCGTGCTACGTTAATAATAAAGGTTTCTTTTGGGTCTAGAGTCCTAATAGAGGTAGATTTACCTGTACCTGAAGGACCTACAATTGCGATTAGTTTTGATGACATATTTTTTATTTTACTTTGTTTTCTTCTATGTTGTCTACAATATCACCTAGTGTATCCCAACCAAAGTTGGCTACAAAGTGTACTGCTGCGTGGAAACAATTCATAATACTTTTCTCAGGGTTTTCTAACAGTTCTTCTCTCATAGCTTCGTTGTTAAAAAGCTCTTCTGACATCCATACAATGTATTCGTTTTCTTGTTCTTCTGTCCAGGTATGTTTATCATACCATTCATCTTCTTGAAAGTCTATAGTGTTGTAATCTACGTTGATTACTTCACACATCTTCCGTATGAGTTGTACTAAATAAGGGTTCTTTTCTTCTTCGATCATTTTTAATGTTTTGCTTTTCTTAAAAAATTCTCATAGTGATTAGCTGTAGGGCTATTCATCTCTTGGGGTCTAGGTAACTCTTCAAATTCTCCGTTAGCTCCATTAAAGTATAGACCGATGCTTGAGTTTTCTAAGCCAAAGTATCTATCTTTTAGGAATTTAAGGGATCTGTAGTGGTTACCGAGTAATGATACATCATAGCCATTGTGTGTGCCTATGTTGTATCTAGCAGGACTAAACAAACCTATTACTACTTCGTAGTCTTGGTGTACACCCTTATTGATGTGAAGCTCCTCCATTGAGGGTTCTAGCTTCTCTTCCATAAGTTGACCTTTGTAAGTGTAAGTTTGCTTTTCTGAAGCTGGTGTTTGTTGGTGGACGATTACATTAACCATCTTAAAACGCTTAGAAAATATATCAAGAACATAATCCTTAATCATAAAGTCAAACGTTTGATAAGACGATAACTTCATCTTAGTGTCAGGAGCTAGCTCATTAGATAAAAGACTAATATGATCTAATACAAAGAACACCCACAAGTCATCTGACTTATAAGTATAACCTGTTATTATACGCTTACCTTCTTCTATTTCTTTGTAGGTGTATTCTCCTATCTCAGGATTTTCGAAGTACGCTTTTACGTACTTAGCCATACCTGTGGGATTTCTGATATAGTCAACTACCTCTACTGATCTTTCTAGTGTGTTAATGAACTTCTCTCCTTGCTTTACCTTTTCTAATAGTTCGCTACTTAAAGTATAATTACCTACTGATTTAAGTTGAGATACACTGATTGTAATACGGTGTTTCTCATACATATACATAGATAGGAATGATAGCCAAAAGTCTGTAGCACTTTCCTCTAAGGCAAAATAGAAGATTTTAGGAACTATGTTTGTGTTCTGTGTCTTCTTCATGATGTTAAGAATAGTCATGTATTTAGCAAACTTTGACTTACCTACACCTGAAGCAGCAGTTAAACAAGTAATAGAACCTTTAGTAAATCCTCCATAATGTTCTGATAAACGAGGAAATGGAGGAGGGATAGCTGTTAAGCCACCTGTCTCTTTAATAATCTTGTTACCCTCAATCTGACTTATTAACTTTTCAAAGTTCATAATTAGAGGATTTGATGACTATTGTAAGCAGGTCCTGTACCATTTTTGAGTTCTTCACACCACTTAGCTAAGTCGCTTTGATCTACTCCGTCTACTTTCTTAAAGATAAAGTAACCACATTCTCTGATGAATTTAATACTTCCTTGCTGCTTAAGCGTACTAATATACAGATCGGTGGCTTGTGAGATCTCTTCGAGAGTGTAATCATACTCAGATAAAAACTTAATCAACCTTTTAACTACACTAGACTTATCAGTTGTTTTACCTGATACTCCTAGATTCTTAGCACTGAACTTAGAAATAAAATCAGCTAACCATGTAGGAGGGATACTTAAGTCTCTGTTAGGAGCAGTGTTTATGTGTGTAGTCTTTAATTTCTCAAGAGCAGATAACTCACCAACAGACTCAGTTACATCAAGATCTTGTAGTGCTTTAGGAGTCCAACTGTAAGTTGTTCCATTAAACAGAAGTTTCTCTTCGTAAATCCATCTGTCTATCATCTTTTCCTGTTTGGCTAGTGCCCATAGTACTTCGTAGAATGTCTTTTTCATCTGTTTCTTTTATTAAATTAAAGTTTACACCTGCAAATATTTCCTTCGAATTAATCTTAGGCGGGTCTACAAAGATAAGCGAATCTTCCTCTTTTTCCAAGTCAATTTGGTCTTCCAACCACATTTTTTTCATAAAAAGAAAGCCTGGATGTGACTCCAGGCTATCTCCATAGTGTTCTATTTCTGTCATTTACATGTCTGCTATTTCTTGGAAATCAATTTTTCTTTCCACACACTCTTTAATCTTAGATTCTACGTAATCTTGGTCTTCTGCAACTACGTTAAATACGCTTTCACAAGCATGACAACAAGTGTGTAGTAAAAGATCGTTAGTAATTACTAAGCCACTTTCATCATAACAATGAGGGCAGATGTCATCCATAATCATTTCATCCAGCAGATCCTGACTTATTTCTTTAATTGTAGGGAAGAAAACAGAATAAGACTTAAGTTCCTCTCTGATTTTTGGATCTGTGTATTCAGGATAGCATTCCATAATCCACTCATTGTAGGTTTCATACTCTTTGTCTTTTTCTAGTTCTGCTTCATCTATCATTTCAGAAGGCATTTCTCTGCTCCAATAAGTGGATTGTTTACCTACTTTAGATCCAGTAGAAGCTGATGGCTCAAAAGGATCTATAATTTTAGGTTTAGATTCTACCCAATCTCCAGCTACTGCATCATAGTACCAATCATTGTCATCAGCATCAAACATATGAATTTGACGACCACCATAACCAAGAGGAATAGATGTAGATTTAACTTTAGATCCTCCGTAGGGAAGTTCTGACCTAGAGTATATAGGAAATGTAAGAGGAATGTTCCTTTCAGCAAGCATAGTAAGCATTTCATAAGCAAAGCTAAAAGCGTTGATAAGAAGACCTACACTAGCTATCTCGGTATCTGAGTGCTCGTTAAAGTAACCACATGATAAGTTATGTGAAGAAACTTTAAGTCCTCTTTTACGTAGACCACCGACATCAGTTGCTGTACCTGAGTTAAGAGTGTAACCATACTTCTCCATCAAAGGTTGGATTAGTTCATAATGATCGTGACTAAAAGTCTGAACTCCATTAGTAAACTTAATAAAGTCATTGGTGTAAGACCTACGATCCAGCTGAGTAACTACTAGTGAGTTGTCAAAGAAAGACATATCACAGCAATTAGTACCTACAATTCCTCGTTCCTCGCCATAAGGTAAGAAAACCTTACATACAGGCATCATCTTAAGCATTTGGATAGCAAAGCATACACCTACTGAATCATCGAGACCTAAGCCACATTGTTCACCTGTTGCATCATCAAAGCCAAAAATCCACTGATCTGTTTTAAAGATACGCATACCTACATGGTAATCTTGAGCTGTGTCATAATGACCTACAATAGTAGGGTAGAACTCAGCTTCTCCTTTAGTGCAATAGATATTCCCTCCCTTTTCTACTACTGTTACACCTTCTATCTTAGAAATCAATTCTACAAGCCAATCTTTCTTTAGTCTTTCCATTTCTGGTTGATAAGTAGGGCTTTGTTGATACATGATATCAAACAATAGATCAAAATCTACGGGGAAATCTCCTTTAATAGTGTGGTCTATACTTTCTAGTCGGTTAACGTAACTGCTAACATAAGATTTTGTCATTTTTGTTTTGTTTTAGTTTGTTTTTTAAATAAGGAATTGTTGTTCATCTTGTAGATCTTCCTCCATTTCTTCTGGTTCTAATTCTACTTCTTCTTCGACTGTTTCGTTAATCTGTGCTAGTGATGAAGATACTAAAGATACTGAAGATAATGAAGATCCATGTATATTTATACCTGAACCAGTAGAATTAAGATAAGTTAAAACTGGAATATGATTATATGTACCAGTTGTTCCAGAACTACTTGTAATGAATGTATAACTAGTTTCTGTTTGAGCAATTGTTTCTCCTAGAGCACGTGCTTGTGCTATCATTCTTATAGTTTCTTCTTGTGCTCTTCTGTCAGCTTCCTGAGAGTCATAAGCGTCTTCAGGGATATTTGGATCGTTCTTGTGATAGAAACCACTTCCGTCAGTAAAGTAAAAGTCTTCATCTAGAATAAAGTATCCGAAACCATTTTCATACTCTCTGAGTTGTTCGTCATTTATATGAGCATACTCTCCATTATTTAGTCTAAGAGATCTACATGTAAGAATCGTTTCTACATTATAGGTTTCTACTGTGTCATCTTCTATAGTAACATAAGAATCGTCTGCTTCACAATAAATATAACAACTACTGCAAGCATAAGAATCTGAATGATCACCTGCAGTAATATAAGTTGAGTCGTCTTCGTTTATCTCATCTCCACAGATGCAACATTCTAGTCTTTCACTAGAGTTGTAGCGACTAAAACAACCTCCAGTAGATCTAAACTGCCAATATTCATCCCTAAGATGTTGGTTTGTCAGAAGCATTCTATGAGGGTCGTAGTTACAAAGAGTGTCTACATAAGGAAACTGATTAATACCTGTTAAGTCAATGTTTAAGGAGAAATTCCTATTTGATTGAAATAAAGTTTCATAACCAGCTCCTATTAGTGTGTTCTTAAGCAAGTTATGAGTCTCGTCATTTGAATAATAGATACGGTCAAACATAAACTTACCTTCGATATTCCACATAATAGAACGAGCAGCAATCTTATTTGATCTTTTAAGTACAGCCATCTTTACTTTCTCTGGGTACTTAGTGTAGATTTGAAAATAATTCCTACAGTTTTGGTAACGCATACAAGAATTACCTAAGGTACCTGAGTGTTGATAGTAATTATTTTCGTGATAAGCGTCTTTAATATCTTCTCCCTCGATAATCTGAAAGTCATACAAAGGATTGGAAACAGTAATCAAAGAGGCATATGCTTCTGCAAATGCAGTAACCTCTCTATCTGAATACTTGTCTGCAAATAACCTACGTACAATCTTACCTATGGAAGTGTGATAACGCTTCTTAAAGTTCCATACTTCTTTAACAGTCATTGAAGTGTTCTCAAATTCTACTGCTAAGAGTCTTTCCCAGTTATTTGAATTTAAAATAACACCATTAGTAGTTAACGTAAACGCATCTGCTCCTCTAGTTCTTGAGTTTTGAATACGTAATGTTCCTGCTTCGTGTGAAAGATAAGTCTGTTTAAAACTAAAAGAATAAGTTTTAGTTGGAGAATCGTCCCAGAATTCTTGAATAAAGTATACGTCAGCGTCTTCTGTACGTTCAATAGGATAAAATCTATCGCCTAGATGTCTTGCAGTCAACTTTAAGGTAAATACCATCATCATATCTTGTGCTGTAGAATCATCTGGAGTCTGTTCTCTGCTTCTACGTCTACTTCTCTGTACATAGAATTTAGCAACAGTTCCAGGACGAATCATCTCCATTGTAGTTTCTTGTCCTGCAAGTCTTTCTTCACGGTCTTTATCTAGATAAGAAATCTTAGTATAGTCCGCTTGAGATAAACCTAGATAGTTACAATACTTACCTTCTAAAGGAACATACTTAAGGTTTAGAATGTCTTCAGCTACTGCTTTTGCTTGTTCGCTACAGTTACTAGCAATTAATCTAGTTAAGCGAGTCTTTAGGTCTTTGTGTAATACAAATTTGTCTCTTGCTATCCTTACTCGTCTTTTAGGTAAGCTACCAAGTGAGTGAGCAGATACTTGTAAGGTATTTGCTGTTTCCATAAACTCCATTGAAAATGGATCATCGGGGATTAGAGCTGCAATTAGCTCCTGTGGTTCTTGTGGTTGTGAATTAGGCATATTTTAGTTGGTTTAGTTTAAAACAAAAAAGCACCCCTAGAGGTGCTTTCATTAAATTTTCTTCTTAATTTAAAGTTGTTCTGGTGTTTTTTCGCTGTCTTTTTTGTAACGATGAGCTAGCAGTAAGTTTTTTTCTCCTAAAGCTTTTTTAAATTCTCTGTCTCTTTCTTTCTCTGAGTAGAACTTGTAGTCTTCGTTCTTTTTCATTGTCTTTACAATCAGATGGAATTCTATGACTGTACCTTCTTCGCTTAACGTATACTCCATTATTCAAAGATAGCACATAAATCTACTACAATCCCTATTAACAGGGAGAATACGGAGACAAAGAGAAGAGAGAATGCGAAGAACTCGTTACTACTCATACAGTTAGTGTTCTTAAGCTTTCTTCCAATATTTTTACATGCTTTTCTCATTGATGTGCTGTTTTACTTCTTTCCAAAATAAAACTGCATTATGTACAGTTTTGTTGTTTAGATAATTATCCATATCTCTGTACTCAGCAATGATTTTATCTAGGGTATAATTAGCAATCTGCTTAAATCGGTAGTGGTCCATTTGAAAACCTAAAGTCTTCTTGATTTCCACTTCTATAGCTTCTGCTTGTTGTTTGGGACTCATGTTACAAATATAAGTTAGTTAAAGCTTTTCTGCCTTCTCTTCGAATCTATATTTTAACTCTTCTTTAAAAACCTCTTTGTAAAAATCAGAGAGTTGATATTGAGTCTTTAGTATAGCTTCTATGTGATCGAAGTCTAAGTCTTTAATAGGTTTGTAGACTAAGGGTTGTCTTCCGTCTATACCTCTAGTACCCCAATGAACAGCAGATCTTCTTGTTAAATGTGAGCCATCGTCATAGACGCTTAACTCTTCGTAAGTTCCTACATGTCTTCTAAGATAATCTGTTCCTCCATCTACCATAAGAACTTCTTTAGTAATAGTATCCTTATAAGTGTTATAATCATGACGATTATAAGAAGTAAGGATAGTACCATCTGGTGTTTTAATCCTGTTTAAAAGGATTTTGTTTTCCGTAGTCATAAGTTAGTATATAAGCTGGTTTAATTGTTGTTGTGATGCTTCCGTTGATGTCAACTGTTTCACTCCTACACTCAAAGGTTTTAAACTTGTAACCTGCTTTAATAAAGAAGTTAAGCGAAGTTAAGTTATTCGCTTTAACTCTTGTAATTACAGTTACAAAATCTTTTGTCTCTTCATAGATAGATTTAATAACATAATCTATGAGAAAACTTGCATAACCTTGTCTTTGATACTTCTCTGCTACATGAATAAAGTTAATACGATAGCATTCTTTTTTCTTTCTCATTAACATTACAGCTACTATATCTAGTCCGTCTTGGATAGCGTGTACTGTTAAATTAGGGTCGTTAAACGACTTGTCCGTAAATTGTACTCCAAAATGATCTGAAATAAACTGAAAATACTTAAGATCTTTTCTGTTGTAATAAGAAATTTGAGTTAGCATAAATAGTTTTAGTTTCGTGTTTATAGATAGCTCTTTTATAAAGCTCTCTGAAAGCAAATCTATTAATACCTAAGTGTCTTCCTGCTCTTTCATAGCTGTATCCTAAATCATCTCTTAAGATAAGGGCAGCATATTGTCTAGCAGTAAAACCTTTTAGGTCTAGTTTGAGAGGGGTGCTTTGATCGTTGGATGACATAAGTAGTTTTCTAAGATAATGTCGTTAACAGAACTGCAAAAGATTCCATCTCTAACCTGTACAGTAGGTAACGGATAAGGTGTTCTTGTAATCTGTTCTTGGGCTTGTTCAATATGATTGAGATAAAGATGAGTGTCGCCTAGGTTACCTATTAGTTGGTCAGGTATCATATTAACCTCATCAGCAATCATAGTTAATAATAAAGCATAAGAAGCGATATTAAAGGGAAGACCTAAGAATGCATCTACTGAACGCTGATTCCACATTAAAGAGATTGCTCTGGTTGGTATGTTAGCTTGAGTTAAAGCTGTATCAATAGTATTTTCTATTGCGTCTTCTAAGTTCACTTTTATGAATGGTACGTCTATTTTATTTTCAAACTTAGAGTTATAATTTTCTACTCTTTCTGCTCTACTCAACTCTCTTGTATAAACTTGAAATCCATAATGACAAGGAGGAAGTACCATATCTTCAAGAGCATCTACATTCCAAGCACTAACCATTAATCTTCTAGAGTCTGGATTGTGTTTAAGATTGTGGATTAGACTTTTAATCTGGTCAATTGAACCTCCTGCTAAGTCTGTTGAAGGCCATTTTCTCCACTGAGCACCATAAATAGGACCTAATTCACCGTATCTAGCAGCAAAGTTAGGGTTAGTCTTGATTTGTTCTGCAAACTCTTCTATGGTGTAAGCGTCTTTATTATTTGATCTTGCTTCACGATAAGATTTGTAAGCGTCTCCTGTCCAGATATTACATCCGTTATCTAAAAGGTATTTAATGTTAGTGTCACCTTTTAAAAACCACAGTAACTCAGTTACTATTGTCTTCCAGGGCATCTTCTTAGTAGTTAAGAGAGGAAATCCCTCACTCATCCTGTGCCTAATGGTGTAACCAAAGATTGACTTAGTACCTGTTCCTGTTCTATCTGACTTCTCTATTCCGTAATCTAAGATAGATTGGAGTAGAATTTGGTATTGTGTGTCTATGCTGTTCATCCTTTAAAATCTGAGTACTTAAGTCCCCACTGTACGTTAACCCACATCATCTCTTTCTCTGCTAATCCCTTATTCATTTTTAGTTTTTCTCTAAGATAAGCGACTCCCCACTTTCTCCACTCTTCTGCTTGTGCAGTAGTCATAGTCCAATCGGTAAACCAATCGTCTTTACGGTCTTTAATGTCATCAAATGTAACTTCATGACCTGCAATAATAAACATCTGATTGATGATGTCTATTACTGCTTGTTCTCTTTTTTGTTCTCTTGTTGTGCGTGCCATAGTTCGTATGTACTATTTGTAGTTTTAAACTTAATATAATCGTCTTCTTCTTTTAAGATTTCTGTGATAGAAGTTGTTAACCAAGCAAAGCTTATTCTATGTGGATTTAATATACAAGATAAGCCAATAGCAGGTTTATCATGTAATTTTCCAAAAGTACCATCTGGTTTCCATTCAATCCATCCAACTTTATCACCAAAGCTAAGTAAATTATCTCTTTCTCTAAGAAGTTTATACTTGTAGCCAATAACTTCTAAGACATTATCTTCTGTTAATGTCATAGGTATTTTGTCTTGTTTTATTTTGCTCATAAGTTTTCTATTTCTTTTAACATTTCTTTATGGTGCTCTATATGATGTCTGTTTTGCCAACTGTGGGCTTCTAGAGCTAATATAATTCTTTCAAGACTTAACTTAGCACACATTACAGCTTCCTTATACCGAGACTCACAACTGTTAATCCCAGTATAAAGGCTGCCATTGTTAGGTAATCTATAGTAAAAAGATAAAACGAAGTCTTGGGCTTCTGCTTTAGGACCTTGAGGTTCCATTTGTTTGCTAGTAGCTTCAAACTGTTCAGGAGATACTTCACTGAGTAGCTTTTCAATAAGGGGAGATATATATTCTTTAGTCATTGTTACTTCCGAATGTTTCGTTATAAAATTGCCCAAATGTTTTTATAATACCTTCTTCACGCAATACATAATCTTCGTATGCATAATACAATTTTATAGTTTCCTCCTTGTGCATTGCTTTGGCTTGTTCGATATGATAATATTGCTCTGCGCTTAATGCTTTTGGAAATAATTGTTCAACTAAATAATCTACTGCCGTTTGTTTATTGTTGCTCATTGTTGTGTTTCTTTAACCCAATAGAAATCTAGTAAGGTTCTCATAAAGAATCTCTTAATAAAGTTAGGTTTACTATAGGTAGCAAATGAAACACAGTATGCTCGACTTTTACTGCCTAAACAATACCATCCTACTGTTTTTTTTGGCTTGGGAAAGCTTGCAATTTTATCTTCTAATATCTCTCGTAATGAATCTTTGTTAATTGGTGTCATTGTTTTCTAAGTTTTCTAGTTGTTTTTTTAATCTTTCAATACTACCCCAGATAATACCTGCATTAGGATCTAGTTGCTTAATCTTAGCTACTAGCTCTTCTTGTGCACCTCTAGAGTAAAACCCTTGTTCTATGTCATCTGCTAAGTTTTGTAAGTGCATAGGAGCATATATAGAGATACGTAGGTCATAACTGTGCCACTTAGTCTTCCAATCTATAAAGGCAATACCTTTAGTTAGTTTTTTAAGTAAGTTATGCAAGGTCCAGTTACGAACTCTTACAATAGATTTATCACAACCAAACACATGTAAGAATCTAAGAAACCACCTGGGGCAGAATTTAGGCTTAGCTTCATGATCCATAGCAAGTACTAAAGGATAAAGAGCATTAAAATAATCACCTTCTTCATTCCATAGATGTGTTCCTAAGTAACCATACTTCTCAAATCCTTTGGGAAAGAAGATATAGCGGAAATCATCTAATTCAATGTTACGGGTGAATATCATACCCCTTTTTCTTCCTCTCCAGAAGAGAAAGAAATACTTAATATTCTCTAAGCGCTCTTCTAAGGTAGGAGGCTTATAAAATTTACTGTTTTTGTCTATTTTACCCATGTTTTCTTTTCTTTTTTTAAATTCTTTGCGTTGTTCAACTCTTTCTTTAAGTTTTGCAAGTGCATCAGACTGATAGATCTCTCCAAACTCGCCATTAAGAAATCTTTCTTTTATGTTAGTCATAGTTTTAAGATAAAAAAGCCCTCGATTAAGAGGGCTCTTGAAATTTTAAGTAGTTGTCTAGATATCCTTGTATGTTATCTCTTCCTACAGGATTCTGAGAGTGTACAAAGTACTTTGGTAGCTTAACTGCATTATTCATGCAGTATTCTATAAGCCATTTTGCACAATCTAACCCTGTTAACTCTGTGCCTAAGTCGTGATCAAGAGACATTCCATCAGGCATAGGATTTTCAGTTAGATAGTTTACAAATTCTCTGTAACCTTTTACCCAAGTAACTTTTACATTTTCACCAAAGATAACTGTAATCCAAACTCTGAATTGTGCTTGAGTAGGATTACGTAAGTCATCAAGCCAAAGAATTTCCTTTGTCACCGTTAGTAGTTCTTTTAGTGTTTGTTGACCTACGCTTAGCGTTGGCTGCCTTACGTTTTTTACGCTTAACGGCTTTTTGAATATCTTCCTCTACGTGGTCATAAGTAATATCACTATGTATAGGGTATCTTTCTTTTTTATCTGTACGATACAGTAAGTAAAGAATGATTATACCTATAGCCGAAGCTCCAAATAAGATTGCTAAGCCTGTGAATATGCTTTCCATTATTTCTGACTTAAGTCTATGGAACCTGTAATGAAGTTAAGTTGTTCTGTGAGATGCATCTCTCCATAAGCATTGTCTACTTCATACGTCTTAGCAATCTTTACTACCTTCTCTTCGATTTGTTTTTCTAGTGTTTCATCGTGAAGTTGAGACCAAGAGTCTCCGTTTTTAATACAAATCATTAAGATGTTAGCGTTGTGTTTGTCGATCTGATAGTTTACCCGATACATAATTAGTTTAGCTTTGTGTATTTTCTACTGATTTTTCTTTGTTCCCAAATTAGATGTAATTGCCACCTGTACCATTTGATTAAGTCTATACCTTTCTCGTTACAGTGGTCTATAAACTGAGGAGTCATCTTACCTTTAAGAGATACTACCTTTTCCATGGCTGTCGGACAATTGATCATCATCTGCAAATATACTACAAATAACATCGTTTGTTACTTCTTGTTCATTGATTTCGAACAAAGTAAATACACTTGGTTGATTTTTAAACTGTTCTAATTCAGCCTTAGCCGCAGCAAAGTCTGCTTCAATTAGAATGTCTAGCTCCCTAATGAGCTGTTTGCATGATTTTTCTTTGTTTGTCATATTGATTAGGTTTAAGTTAGGTGTGTGATTTTGTTTTGGTCGTAATTCTTTAAGTTATCTGATACCCACTCCGTTGTCCAATGGTACTTCGATTACTTGTACTCCGCAATGGTCTGCGTTATCCCATAAGGTTGAATCATCACAATTTAGAATCTCTAATAAATGCCTTGCTTCTTCTTCTGTTGTTTCTTTGGTGTTGTAGATGATGAGAGTTCTTTTTGTAGTAACGGGTGCCAAATTCATAAGATGTTTTTTTACCATTTCTTGTGCGGTATCTGGGTTATTCTCATAGTAATTTTTGATTGCCTCGGCAGTGTTTAGCAATTGATGTTGTGTAAATAGTTTCATTGCTTATCTCTTTGTATTTTATTACGCATCCATTTTGCACCTTCTATAAATCCTACTTCTAAATAATTCGCAAAATCAATAGGAAACATTTCTACACTGTTCTCATAAGATTGCTTTTGTTCTTGGTATTCATTGTTTGATTCTTTCTCTATCTCCTCATCAGTTGGTAGTTGAACTGAAGGAGCTGCTAGTATTAAAAAGTCAGCAGTCAATCCTGTATATTGGCTTTTTTCAATCATTTTTTTTACTTGTTCTTCTGTGTATAGTTTCATTTCTCACCTCCTCCGTAGGTTTGTTCGTAGTATTGTTCACCAGTTATTGGTAATGTACTTTCAGGATAATCAATTCCATGAACTGTTCCTTTGTTGTATGCAGTTTCAATTCTTTCCTTCTCCATTTCTTTGCATTGGTCTGCATAAGATTCTATCATTTCAAGATGTTCTTTACTCAGTAGAATTTGGTCTTTAATAGCATTTAGAAATTGTTCAACTGCCGTTTGTTGTTTATTGTTTGTCATTTGTTACCTCCCTTGTGTATTGGGTTTTTGCAGTTTCCTTTGTGACATAGAATATTACCCTTGTAATTCTTACAAATGAAGTATTCACATCCTTCAATTACACATACTTTAAGCGGGTCTGATGCTAAATTACCTTCACTGGGTATTGTGTAGTTGGTAGTTTTTGATGATACTGTTGGTTTTGTGCAACCACTTATCATTCCGATAAGTAATGTTGCTAATAATAGTTTTTCAACTGCCGTTTGTTGTTTATTGTTCATAGTTTAGTTGTTTAAGTAATATTTTCCTTTAAGACCATTGATAGTCTCTTCTTTGTTTAGTTTTAAGTTTTTTACTATTTCAGGCTTAGCGTAGACTAGTTGATATCCTTTAACTTCTTTGTTTAATTTAAGCATTTTTTCTACACAACTTTTACTAAGACCTGTTACTTGGGTAGCTTCTTTTACAGACTCTGTAACTTCCATAATAAAGCCGTTTTTGTCTAGTACCAATAAAGGCCTACTTTGCTTAACAGATAAACCAGACTTACCTAACATAGGATTAGATTTAAGTCTATGTTCGCTTAGTCTTTTTCTGCTTTCAGGAGACCAATTGTATACATTAACTACTGGGTATTTGTTAAAAGGCTCTGTATGTATTCTCCAGACATATCCATAAGCTATTCTTCTCTTACCACTACTTGCTAAAGATATTTTTGTATTATTCTTAAGATTACCCGTTACTGCTAAGCTTGCTTCTGACATACTATCGTAAGTAGCTATAAAGTTACCTTCTTGATCATACTGGTCCACTTTGTATCTTCTTTTTGACATAGTTTCTTCTGTGTGTTTATAATCTCTTATACCATCTCCCCCTGCAGTAGCATTTACTAGATTAGGATAACTCTTAATTGCTAAGATTTCAGCTTGTTTTACTTCTTCTGCTGTATCATATTCAGCTAAAAGAGTAATTACAGGCTTAGTATCCTTGTCTAGTAAAGACTTAATCCAACAATGTCTGTGATGTCTAGATTTTTTATGTTTAAATGCGACTCTGCAAGAGGCTATATGTCCTGCTAATCTAGATCTTAAGCATTGTTTTGTTATTCCAATATATCTTATTCCTGAACTGTCTGATAAGGAATATAGTTTGTATGTTATTACGTCCGATTTTTTGTAAGGCATACAACAAATATAGTAGAATAAAATAAATAGTCAAGAGTTAGATATAAGTTATTTTGTTCTGGTCAAAAGATTTTAAGTTGTCGTGCATCCACTTTTCGTCTACAGTATCTTTATAACACAATATGTGAATAGTAGAAGATTGATCAGGACTTAGTCTTAATAGACGACCAAAGCGCTGAACGAACTTAGGGGAACCACCAGAATAAGAGTGTAGAATGATAGCATTTTTAAGATTAGGTATATTAATACCTTCGCTTAATTGCTCTACACACGATAGTTTAGTGATTTCACCTGTTTTAAAGGCTTCTAAGGGACTATTCTTGTTCTTGGAATGGTGAGAGTCCTTACAGAGTCTTTCAGCTTGATCTATGGTGTTTGCAAAGATTATAACTTTCTCCTCTGAGTCTATCTCTGAGATAAGTTTCTTAGCATAATTTTCCTTAGTTTCAAACTGCTTTAAGAAATTGATTCTTTGAATGGTCTTAAACATCAAATTTCTAGAGTTAGCGTTTTCTATCTCTCTAGTTATCCAGTCATACTGAGCTCTTTCACTGGTCATCCAACCTTGCTTAGTTTGAATAGTTTTGTTTTTGTTTAAGTCTAAATAGTGTACAAAGATGTGATAGTCGTTAAGAATCTCGTTTTCTACGGCTTTATCTGTCTTAAATACGTACTTAATTGGGTAATACTCCATCATAAGTTGACCTTTCTCTGAAGTCAAATACTTAGGAGGAGTACCTGTTAAGCCTAAAATCCTCCCTCTGTACTTTAATAAAAAAGGAAGAGTAGTAGCTTTAAGAGAGTGTGCTTCATCTAAGATAAGAATATCATACTCTTCAGGATTGTGTTTTGTAAGAGAAAGATAAGTAGTGAAGGTAATACGCTCTAAAAGCTCTTCAACCTCAAACTTGACTGCATCTGCTGTCCAAGACTTAAAAATATCTACCTTAGGAGCAACTACAAGAACTTTCAAGTGATCAGGTAAGACATTGATATAATCTAATCCTATCTTAGTCTTACCTGCACCTGTCGCTAATTGTAAACCACACCTTTTAAACTGTAAGGCTTCTTTAAGAGCCTGATGTTGTATTAAATCTCTTGTTATCATATATTATCATTTGTAACTCTTTAGTTTGCTTACGTAAGTAGGATCTTCTGCATAGACACCGTCTATGTTTTTAAGATACCTTTTTTGAATGTGAGCATAACACTTGATATTGTCTCTATAAGTGTCATACTTAGCATAGACTCCGTGTTTACCTGCTACATGCTTACATTTATGAAAGGTAATACCAAACAAGTTCTTTGCTTGGATACCTACGTTAGACTTACCATGATTACTTTCTATTCTAGATTGTAAGCAAGCAACTGCAGCTAGGATTACTCCTTGCTTAGTAAGTTCTGCTGTAATTCCTGAATCATTAAGAATAACATCCTTCTCTGTGATAACTTCTTTTATCACTTTAGTCTTAGTTATTACCTCTGATTCTGGAAACATAAATGATACTAATAGCAATACTGCAAAGATAACATTAATAGTTAAAGAGATGTGAAAATACTTCTGATAATTGGGAGCTTTTGATAAGCTAAGATCTTGATTTTGTTTGTAGTACATGATTGTTAATATTAAATGTGAAACATAAATTAAGGCAACAACTATGCCAAATGGTAATAATTAGAACTTAGGGCAGGTATCTCTCCTACCCTAAATTAAAGTCAAATAGTATCGTCTTGCCAGTTAATGACGCTTACTACTTCAGACTCTTCTATAAAAGTCTTAAGATAATTCTTGCCTACCTTGTAGTCTCCTAGAATGATATCATGGATAACTTGGTAGTCTTGAGGTACTATTACTTCTTTGATGAAGGTAATAGTTTGCTTAGTAGTAGGAAGTTCTCTTAATCCTCTTAAGTAAGTCTTTTCATCAATCATAGACTTAACTGTTAGGTGTTTAAACATCCTTTTAATCTCTCTTTCTTGGATACGATCTAGCTTATCTAAGCTAGTAATCCTACCCTTAAGTTGAAAAGATTTAAATTGTGGCTTCTCCTCCCTTACGGAGTAGACTTTCTCTGCTACAATAGCAGTCGAAGTGATTCTTTTTCTCATATAAATGTATTTTAAGTGTTTCTAAATTAGATATCTGTCTAAAAAGAAAAAGGAGGCCCAATAACCTCCTTTGACGTAATACAGATATGAAAAAGATTTTAACCACTCATTGGTTAGGGCTAATATTGGTTAGCCTTTGCAGTTAGGATAAACGCTAATCTATCCTAACTAAAAAGTCCTGGAAGCAGATCTTACGGTATGCAACCAGGAACATTTAAAAACAACTCCTTGCATGCTCACCATGCTTGTAGATTTTACTGGACATAGTTTACTGTCCACCTGTTGACGTGCACATCAGAGCAGGGTCCATCACAGTTCACTTTGGGTCATGTAACTCATTTGGGTAATTACTCCCAAGAGCCAAAGTATCTTTCAACGGTGCTAATCCGCCCTCTGTAAGAAGTTGTTTTTTGGTTCTATTGATGGGAATCGAACCCATACTGACATTGCTGTCAACAGGATTTTAAGTCCTGCGTGTCTACCTATTCCACCACAATAGAATAAAGGGAGCCTTACGACTCCCTACAAATATAATTCATTTAGTTAAATTACTTCTGCTTTAGCTTTAACTTTGTTTTCTTTGATAGCATCCATAGGATTAGCTGTCATGTTAGTAATGCTACGAGACAAGTTTTGATCTTGCTTAATAGTAGCATTAGACATACCTGGTTCAGCAAACTCTACAGAAGTGTAGATCAAAGCACCTTCAAAAGTTAACTCTTGACCATCACGAGTCTTTTTAACAGACCATTGAGGCTTAAGAGAACCATCAGCATTTTTTACTACTGCATCATCAGTAGTATCTACTCTGCGAAGGATTAAGTCTTCACCATACAACTGAGAAGTACTTACGTTAACAGGGATAGCTGTTGAATAGTCACCAGTTACATCATCAGCAGTAAAGCCAAACTGACCAAAGTCTTTGTCAAAGTTGTCTTCAGTGAAGTTAAGCAATGCAGTCATACGGTTGGTAAGGTTACCACCAAGACCACGGCTAATCATACGTTGGTGAACAGATAAGTTAGCAGGAGTGTAGCACTCGAACATAACAGTGATAGGAGCTGTAAGTCCAGAATTGCGGAAAGCTTTGCTAGCGAAAGCTAAATTAGTTGATTTGAAATCTTCGTAAGTCATAATTTTGTTTTTAGTTTTTTAAATTTGTTAATTTTTAGTTGTCTTCTAATACTGTTACTTTATCTTTCTCATAAATATAAATAGGCCCTATATAGCCGTCTTTAATAAGATAAGTCTTTTCACAGTCTTGTAACTTGTAAGAGATGATCATGTTCCATTCTGAGAACTTAAACACGAAACAATCTATTACTTTAGGAGGATTAGGATTACCTTCTCCTATGAGATCTTCAATAAAGAGAGTATCTGAATGCGTTAAGCGTTCAAGTTTTACACAGCTATCAGAACAAAGAGATCTAATAGGAAATAATTGGGCTTTTAGATTAGTAAAGCCGTTTAAAATTAAGATAAAGAACAGTTTTTTCATAGTTTTAAATTAAAGGGGCCATTGCTGACCCCTAGTTTTAATTACAAGCCTTTACGCAAGAACTCAAGTGCAATTTCTTTCTTAGAAGCACAGAATTTTAATTGATCTGCATTTTCTTTTACATACGACATTAAAGCTTTATGCTTAGCGTTAGTATAAGTTTCTTCTGTAAAGATATTAATAGCAGCACGAGTTAATGCTCTTGTAGACCATCTGTCCATTTTAGGAACAATAGTAAGCAAGTTTGCTACACGTTGACAGGCTAATTCAGATTTAGCAAAGTCAGGCATTTCAAATTTACCTGCTTTCATAGTCTTAACAGCTTCACCACCGTCATTACCTGTAGATGCAGTAATAACAACATCAAAGTCTAAGTTGTACTTTTTCTTCAAGAAAATAAGTTGCTTATAATCTTCTTTAGATTGAGCCCAGGCATTTACATAATCGCCTTGTTTCCAAGATCTAGAAGAAGAATTAAGCATAGCAACTAATTCAGTAAGCTGTTCAACATTTTCAATTCCATTTACAACTACATAAGGAATAGGAATACCTAAACGCATACAAGCCATAAGAGCATGTTGACCGTCTGCTACATACTTACACATATAACCATCAATAAAGTCTATTTCTACTACGATGATAGGACGAATCATACCATACATTTGAATAGAATTAGCTAAACGATCAATGTGTTTTAAGATAAGAGTACGTTGAACACCTGGCAAAAAGTTAAGTGTTTCGTTTGCTTTAAGCCACTTTAAGTTGTTTTTAAGACTGTTTCCGCTTACATACAACATCTTGTTGGTCTTGCTTACTGCTGTTTTAGTAACTTCTTTAGCTTTCTCCATAAAACTAATAGGAGTAGTTCTAGAAGATGACTGTAACAGAGAATTAGTTACTGTTGTTTCTTTAGAAACAATAACATTTTTACGAGGACGACCTTTTCTACGAGGAGTAGGAGTTGGTGCGTCATTTTTGGTTACCAATTTAACCTTTAATTTGTTTGTTTTCTTTGTTGTTTTCATAAATGTTTTTTTTGGTTTTTTGTTTTTTTGTTTAATTTGTGGTAGCCCCTGGGTGAATCGAACACACCATCTCTAGGATGAAATCCTATTGTCCTACCATTAGACGAAAGGGCCAATTACACTTTAACCTTAAGTGTGAAGGATTAGTCTATGCCTACTTCTTTAGCAGCATAATAAGCAGAGAAAGCTCGGCTTACACCTTGCTTTCTAAAATACCTGTAGAAATCCAAGAACTCCGCTAAGAGTCCATAAGATTTAGCTACATACCAATGTTCTAAGAATTGATCTTTCATAATATTTCAGTTAAAGAGTTAATTTCTGCTTTAAGAGTTTCTATGTAACGTTCTTGATCTCTTACCCAATTCTCTTCACCAGAATCCATAGAAGGTACTGTAAAACAAAATAAGTCATTCTCTGCAGCATTTAGTTCTTGATACAAGTAAGTCAATCGGTCTTGAATGTCTTCAGTGTTCATAATGTGATTAAGTTAAGTTCTTCTTTAAGTTGATTAAAAGGGTTGTGTTCAGTAATTCTGTTTAGTGCTACTCTTAAGTCTTGAGTTTGTTCTAAATAAAACTCATCAGAGATGTTGCCTAACTCATACTCTTCATCTAGTCTTTCTAAGAAGAAGTATAAGCGGTTAATCTTCATGATGATCACACTAACAGCTAAGGCTTCTACAAATTCTTCTGGGTTCATAGTCTTGAGATTACTAGGTAGTTAGCATAAGCATCTTCATAAGTCAATGCCCAAATTCTATAGCCGTCAATGATAAATAGTTGTTTTTCCATTAGTTTTTAAAAGGTTTAGAATCTACTACTATAGAGCCAATGCCTGTAGCAATGGCTCCAATAGAGAAGAAGTTAGAGATAACGGTCAAGCCCATTTGTTCGCTTAGGTATGCTGCTATGATAGCAACAATACAAGCAAGCCCTAATAGAAGGGAAAGTAAAGTAAGTCTTTTCATGCTTCTTGGCTTAAATAGTAAATAGTACCGATAATAGTAAACACACCTACTATAAACGTAGTAATGCCTGTATTAAACAATCCATAGAAACATTCAGTAATACTTCCTGCTCCTGAAAGATTTCCAATAATAGCAAGAAAGAAGTTAAAAATAGTAGTAGTAACTACTAAGAAGACGATTGGGAGAACTACTATCAGCAGTGCTTTCCACATAAATTTAAGTATATTCATATCTGTTTTGTTCTAATTAAGAGAAAAGGGGATTATTAGTCCCCTTATAGATTTTTTGCAAGCACTAAAATTTCTACTAAATCATCAGTACTTACACGAGGGTTAACATCTGTACCGTCTGGAGTAATAGTCAGATTACCATCATAATAAACATACCAGTTACCATCTTTGTCTATGACAGCAACTTCAGCAGTTGTTACACCCTGATCACAGTAATGACCTGTACCAAATCTTACGCTTACATAAACTTTGTTAGCAAACGTAAGACAAAAACCTTCGTCAATAAAGTCTTTAGAGAATCCACGAGTAGTCTCTTTAATAGTAATGTAGTTATTCATATCTGTTTTAGTTTAGTTTAAAATAAAGATTGGGGATTAGATCATTTGTTCACTAATCCCCTTTAGAAACATCCCTTGTGTTTCAAAGGTATCTTTGAGTACCTTGACGTGTGGCCAATCACGATCATATCTACACTTTATGGCCAGTAGAGTGTTTATCTTTTGTATCTGCCAATGACAGTTACTTCCGAGGTTATGTGACCAGCAGAAGAATTCATTTGCACATAAACAACCCTTTTATTTATTATCAAAGGATATGATTCACTGTAACAGCAACCACATCCGTCATTATGATAATGAGTGGGAAGTTTACGCTTAACAAAGTTCTTTGCTTGGCCTAATGTAGAGAAAACTATAAACTTATTCATAGTCTTCTAACATATAACACCCGATATCAGCTAAAATCCGGGCTTCATTGTTACCTTTACCACAATCACTCACTAAAACACTAATAGTGCTATAGTAACCAAGAGTAGTAACCATCAGCTTAATAGCTGCTTTAGTTTGGTCATCCATATACCTTAACAAGGTATTATGTCTAACAGTGGGTTCAAATGTATTTTCCATTTCTATATCTGTTTAGTTTAAGAGTCAAATAATTTATCTCGGTCATCATGTTTAGCAATCTCTACATAACGTAAAGGCTTACTATAATCAAACTCAGGATCATCACATCTATATCCATAGTAACAAGGACACTTGGTGGCATAGAGAGGAACAAGCTTAACTTGTACTACATTAGGATAAGATTTAGTCTTATCAAAGTTTGGGATAGTAGTTATTATCTTCATATCTGTTTTAGTTTATACTAATTGGTATTATACCATAAGGTATAATTTACTCCCATCTGCACTCAGTTGTAATAAGAGGCTTTACTAAGAGCAAACATGCCTACTTAGTTACGTTATTACAACTGCTCACCCTTTGGAAGTGAGTTGTGGTGCATTAAAGTAAGACAGTTTCACTTCGCATTATATCTGTCTTGAACCCCGCTTCTAGGGTTTTATTAACCAAGCAAAACTTTCGCTTAGCATTAGATAACGTCTCTGCTATAAGAGACGAATAAGAATAACCTATAACAACTTATAAGAGATTATATAAGAGGTTATAAGTTAGTAAGGTTAATAGGGATTTTACTTATTGGTCATATCACAACCTAAAAGGTATTAAAATCCACTATTTTGGACAGTGAGAAAGAAGATAGAGAGGGAAGAATCCCTCTTTTTATCCACTTTCTGACCTCCAATTGTCATGAAAAAGTTAAACAAAATGACAATTGTCTCCGATTTTCCCGGGTTTAGACTTTCAAAAGTTAAACAAAACCTATTTTACCTGTTAATTGAGAAAGATACACAGTAAAATGAGAAAGATAAACCCTTGGAATAACCTTTGAAACCCCCAAAGGGGGAAGTGTGGTTAGTCCCACACTTCCGCATCCGCCATTTTAATGCGGATTTGAGGAGTACAACAAACAAGTGCCTTATGCCCTGTTTCCTTGAAGGTTACCTCAAGCACCACAGAGTTGCCAGCAACCTGTGTAAATGGTGTGTCTTCCCACTTACTTGATAAATTCTTACTCAACCAAACAAACACTTGTTGCTCTTTGCCTTCGGCATCTTTCTCACCTGTGATGATGTTGAAGCCGAGTGCTTTTGTAGCACCTTTTGAACGGAAGATTGGTGTCATTTCCAAGGCAATCTCATTGATTGTCTTACTGTCGAAGTCCTGATTTGTTTTCATATCTGTCTATTAGCGTTTTATAGGGGGTACCCCTAGCGCCAATTTTGGGATGGGGTATGTTAAATTGGTGTCCCCCACCCTCTCATGGATATAAAATGGAGGGGTTGAAAATTTTGAAAAAAATTTTTTTAGTTTACCTTTGAACCCATGCGAAAATTAAAAAATTTTATTTTTATCTTATCTTTCTTTCTTTCCCTACAAGGGTTCTCTCAAAGGGATTCTGTTTATGTTAAGACCTCTATCTATTCTTGTGTGTATTCAGAGGTTTTACAACAGCCTAAGCGAGTTTGGTACACTGTTCAATGTCCCTTAGGTTCTTATCCTAGAAAAGGAATGGACTTCTACACTAACGATAGTGTAAGGACTTCAGATGGTAAGGACTATGAGGCTAATGTATGGGATAAAGGACATTGTGCTCCAGCAGCTGACTTTAACTGTGATAAAGATAGACTATGGGCTACCTTCTCTTATTTAAACTGTGTCCTTCAACATGAGAGATTAAACAGAGGTGCTTGGAGACTTCTAGAGGTCAGAGAAAGAGAGTTGTCTAAGAGTCACAAAGTAGAAGTAGAGATTAAAATGGTCTACTCCAAGAGTAGCTTAAGGTTGCCAACAGGAGCTACAGTCCCTGATGGGTTCTTAAAAACTATTAAATACGGCAAGGTGAAGGAAGTTTATTATTTCAAGAACGAAGATCCAGGTACCACCGATTACTTAAGGTTTAGGAAGTAAACGACCAAAGGTTATATTACTTCGAACTGTTAAGTCTTTATGAGTAAACTGCCACATCTCTCCACTGTCTAGGATGACTGTATATATGGTATCGGTTTCATAACCGTAGTCTGTTACTAGCCATATTATTCCTTTTCCTTTAGGGGTATTTACTTCTAAGCGATTTGTAGGTTCAAAGATTATCATAGTTGGGTGTCTCTTTTACATAAGTTTAAGTAAAGTGTTTTGTCTTCAGACCATTCCTTTCCTGTCCACCATTCAAAGCCTTTAAAGTCTGCCTTGTAAGCTGAAGCTAATTCGTAGCCTCCTAGAAGGTAGACATGATTACATCTAAAGAACTGAGCTATTCTACACTCGAATAACTGAGACACATTACCTAAGGATAGTTTTGGGTTTTCATAATCCCACAGAAACTGGTAAGAGACTAAAGTCCTTCCAGTAGTGTCTTTGTATAGTTTAAAAATATTAGCTCCTACTAGCTTTTCTTCGTAGTAGTAAAGCAGACATTCAAATCCTTTAAAGTCTTCTAGATTTATATCTCTTTTAAAATTATGTTTGTCTGTGTACTTTCTATAAATAGGCTCTAGAAGAGTTAAAACTTCCTCTGATACAAAGTGCAGAGAGTATTGTATTTGTTTGCTTAGTTTTTTTACAGTTTTAGTAGGCTTATAGTCTTTTACTCTAAGTCTAACAGACCTTAGATTATACCAGTAGTCTTGCCATTCTACCCATCCTTCACTTAGGTAGGTTAGATAAGTAGTATCTAAGGCTATTCCTTTGGGGTCAGAGAAGATAAAGTCTTCTTTTGTGACCTTACCGTACCCTGTTATATGATCAAAGATAACCTGTATCATAACTTTATCATAGCTCTATTATAGCTGTATTTTAAATCAAAGATAGTTAATTAAACAAAAACCACTCTTCTACTTAAGTTTTCTTGACTTATTTTTTTAAAGAGCTATTTTTGTTCTTAGGGGGAGATCTGTGTTTTTCTTGGAGTTACGATTGTTTTGTGACTAGTTTCTTTAGCCATGTTTTTGGAGGGTTACTAGGTAGGGATTCAGATCTTTCTCCTTTCATGTATTCCCCTACCTAGAACCCTTTTTTAGTTTATAAACTTCTAAATTTATATGCGTAACAACTTCTTTCAGACACCTGGCTACGCTACAGACTTAGTAAATGTAATTATTAAGGGGTTTTCGGAGAAGACTTATGTTTGTCCTCATGACTGGCAACAGTTATACGCTTTCAAAGAAAGAGTAGGAATAAAGATAAGAAGAGAAGGACATAAATGGTTTGTCTTACTTAGAGGAGGAGACAACTACGGAGGAGAATTTGAAACACAGGTTATAGAAGATAACTCAGTTACTTGTTCTAAGCCTAGGTTTGAGGGTCCCTACCAGAAGTTAGGTTTTCTTAGGTACGAAGGTCAATCCGCTAAGGGTACTTTTCTAGAAGATGGTTATATTTTAAACGAAGAAGGTCAATATATAGTGTACGAATAACATGAATTACAAAGTTTCCCAACTACAACCACTAACAGGTCCTGAAATTGCAGGAGAAGATCTTCTGTTGTTAATTGACGTCAATCCCACTACAGGAAACGTAAGATCTCGTAAAGTTAGAGTAGAAGACTTAGTAGACTTTCGTTTACTTAACTCTGGTTTAAGTAATTTTGTTCTATTATCAGGGTCTTATGCCAATCCTTCCTTTATTACTTCGTTAGACTGGAACAAAATCATCAATACTCCAGACACTTTAGCTGAATACGGCATTACAGACGCCTATACCAAGACACAAGTGGACAATTTATTGGACACTGTAGAAGGAAATCAGATTGCTTCTATGTCTATTACAGGAGCAGAGACCAAAAGTTTAAACTTACACCAAGTAGATGGAGGCGTAGTAAGCGTTTCTTACGTAGATACTTACACTCACACTCAAAGTTCTCCTATTAGTACCTGGACTATCACTCATAACATGAACAAATATCCTTCGGTAACGATTGTAGATTCAGCAGGAACTACCGTGGATGGCTCGGTAGATTACATTAGTTTAAATGCAGTAACTATTAATTTTTGTGGAGCGTTCAGTGGTAAAGCTTACTTTAACTAAAATAAACAAAAAATAAAAATATAAAATCATGTCAAAAAAATTCTTATCTGGCATAGACCTCAATAAATGCGAACTGCAGAATGCGGTCATCCAGAACTTAGGTACAGCACCAGGAACTCCTGCCGCAGGTCAAGTCTACTTCAACTCCTCTACTGGAGACAAGTCAATCTACTTCTATGATGGTACTGCCTGGGTAGACGTAGGAGGTGATTTAAGGTCAATTGTAGCTGGTAACGCTATATCTGTTAGCGGAACCAGAGATATTACCGTAAACGTTCTGTATGACGATGCTTCTATTGGTTTAAACGGTTCTAACCAACTTTACATTAAGGCAGGCGGTGTTACTAACGGAATGTTGGTTAACTCTTCCCTTTCTGTAGTTGCTGGAGCAGGTCTTACTGATGGTGGTTCTGTTGCTCTTGGAGCTTCTGTAACTCTTAACATTGGAGCAGGTACAGGTATTACTGTAAACGCCAATGACGTAGCTCTTGACACCACTTCTACTCGTAACACTGATCACTCTGCAGTTATCTTGACAGCAGGTGCAGGTTTAACTGGCGGAGGAGATATTACAGCTTCACGTTCTTTTGCAGTAGGTGCAGGAACTGGTATCACAGTTAACGCTGATGATATTGCTATCACAGGTGCTGGATCATTGACTACCAACTACTTAACTAAGT